GTTCACGCCGAGACTCGCATCGAGGGCGTTGTCGGTGACGCCGGTGGTCACGTTGTCGCTGATCGTCGCGAGGAACTTCGGCTGCGATCCGTCCGCCGTCGTGCGATAGATCCGGCGTTTGGTCACGCGGCCATCCGGGGAGGTCGGGATGTTCGAGAGGACGAGCACGCCGCCCTGCGCCGTATCGGTGATCGGCGGCGCGCCGCCCATCGCCCCGTTGGCGAGGTTATCGACAAAGGTGCCGCCGTCGGGCCCGACCGATCCGACAAACCCGTAGGAGCCGCCGCCGCCTTTGACCCGATAGATCCGAATGCTGGTCATCCGGGGTTCGAAGGCGGCGCTGTGCGTGATCGTCCACTGGATCTGGGCATTGGTGCCGTCGCACCACGGCCCGCTGCCGCTGGCTTGCGTGGTCGACTCCCCCTTCGCCGTCGTCACGGTGATTTGCCAGCCGTAGTACTGCCCGGCTTGCAGCGAACCGCCCGGGATCATCACGGCGCTGACCTGAATGTTCCCGGTGATGAGCACCCGGGCGGAGATGGCCGCGCTGATCGGTCCGCCGGGCGTTTCGCCCGCCGATGTGCCAAACGTGCAGGCGTATTTATAGTTCCGGTACGGCGGCAGATTGCCGATCGTCGCCGGCGCCGCCAGTGTCGGCGCGGACCCGGGCGGCGTGACCGGATTGGGCGGTATGGAGCTCGTCGTCACGCCCGCGCTGATCGGGCCGGGCGTCGTCTCACCGCTGCCGATCACGAACGTCGTGACGTAGTGATGCAGCCCGTCCTCTAGGCCCGCGCCATTCTGCGCCGTCGGTGACGGGGCGCTCACGGGGGGATCCACGAGGCCGGTGACGACGGACGCCGCCGGACTCACCAACGATTCGCCCGACGCCGTGACGTCGGTATAGCCGTACCGATAGGTGCCGCTGCTGAGGCCGACCCCGCCGCTGCAGCGCGCCACCGGCGGATCGCCGGGTTGCGCTTGCGTCACCGCGCCGTAGGTCAGCTGCTGCGTCTCGCTGATCGCCCGGCCGCCGGCTTGGTTGAACATGACCGTCGAGGTCAGCGGAATCGCCGTGTCACCGGCCGCGACGTCGCTGAGGGTGGACTCGCCGTGGCCTTTGCCGTAGACGCGCGTCCGCAACTGTGAGACATCGATGGTCGAGGTGATCGGCGGTTGATCGAGAAACCGGCCGGGCGTGTCGTCAATCGGATCGGGAACCTCGGTCGCTTCCGTCCGAAACAGATGCAGGTCGAAGTCTTCCCAATAGAAGAAGCCGCCGATCAACTTCGCGATCTGGCGCATCGCGCCGTTCATGCCCTCGGAGCCATCGAGGTTCACCGAGACCGGCGGCAGGTTGGGTTCGATGTGGTGCGCGGAAAACCCGTAGCCGAACCCGTTCATGATGTCGAGCGCGACGGTCGAGGCGCAGAGGTTCGTCCAGCTGCCGAATGGCAGACGGACGTTCGCCCGCGCGGTGCCGTCGGTGGCGCGCACCAGCCAGCCGACCTGTCGCGGCCGCGTCGGCGCGGATCGGCCGGTGTAGGAGCTCGTCACGCTTTCGATCGAGCCGTCGAACAGCAGCCGCGGCGCGTCACTGTTGAGGGTGATGCGGACCAACTGATCGACCTCCGGCGCGGCGCCGACCATCACGAACGTCGCCGAGTTCGGCGAGTCGTTCAGCACATCGCGGATCGTCAGGCCGGACTTGCGGACGCGCGCCGTGACGAGCGCGCCGCCGACCCAGATCGCCACGCGGGTGGCGCGCACGCGCACGAGCGCCGCCGACAGATAGTTCAGCCGCGCGTTGTTCAGGCGCAGCATGCCGAGGACGGCGGGCTGGGTCGCCATCAGTAGCCGCCCACCTTGGTGCCGCGATAGACGTCCCGCGTCAGGAGGTCGCCGACCTTCCGCGCCAGGTTCTCGGCGGTGTCGACGATGTTGAAGGTGTTGCTGATGCTGCCGCCGCCGGGCAGCAGCGAGCGTGGCTGGCCGACGTTCATGCCGCCGCCGAACCCGACCATCGGAATGCCGCCGCCCATCTGGCCGATGCCGCCGGCGGCGCCGGTGAACTGGTCGTAGAACGCGGTCAGCGCCGCGTTCATCTCCTCGGGACTACTGAAGCCGGGCAGCGCGAGCGAGCCGCCGGCGCCGCCGAGTGGGCCACGCTCGGCGAGCGAGGCGAGCCGATCCAGCGCATCGATCTCGCCGCCGATCGCGCCGGCCACCCGCTGATGGTTGGCGACGCGCGTGTCGGCGCCGGTCGTACTGGCGGCGGTGACCTTGTTCTCGGCGTCGATCTCTTTCTGCTCGAGGTACAGCACCTGCGTCTCGATGACTTCGGTGTACTGGGCGCGCTGGTCGGCGGTGCCCTTGAACGCGGCGATCTCGTGGTCGGCCCACTCGCGAATCTTCTGGATGCGCTGGTCGAAGGTGGTCGCCGTCGTCGCCATCGACATCTGCGCGAGTTTCGTTTCGGCGTCCTGGATCTGTTTGAACCCGGCCAGGATCGTGTCGTTCATCGCCTTGGTCGCGGCTTCGCGTTCCTTGTTCCACTCCTTCTCGTGGTCCCAGGCCATCTTGAGCGTGGTCAGGTGTTCGTCGGCGACCAACTTGTCGAAGGCCTGCAGCGCCGCTTCGTGGTCTTTCTGCGCGGCGGTCGCCGCCTTCGTCGTGTCGACGAGCGCCTTGTGCGCCGAGGCGAGCGCCGCGACCTGCGACTCGTTCAGTTTGAAGGCGCCGGCTAGGTCCTTGGCCGACGCGCCGAGCTCGAGGAACCGCAGCGACTGATCGACGACGAGCGGGTCCATCGCGGCGAGGACCGCCTGCCAGTTCTGCCCGACGATCGTCAGATGCGCGATCCCTTCGTCGTACGCCTTTTGCGCGGCGACGGCGGCCGTGTGTTTGTCGGTGAGGTACTTGACCGCGTCGGCGTACTTGATCGTCTCCGGGGCGCCCGCCTTGATCGCGTTGGTGATCGCGTCCTGCTTGGCGGCGGCGGTCACGAGCGCCGGATCATCCAAGCGCAGCACGAAGCGCCAGAAGGACTCCGCCGTACTGTCGACGGCCTCTTTCAGGCCGAGGAATTCCAGCGCCTTGCGCGTGAGATCGTAGGAGGCGAACGCCGTGCCGATCGCGAGGCCGGCCGTGCCGAGCGCGCCCAGCTCCGTCGTGGTTTTGCCGGCGGCGGATTCGACTTCCTTCAGGGCACCAATCTCACTCGTCAGGTTGACGCCGACCTTCGAGAGCAGCCGATCGAACTGGCCGAGTGAATCGGTCAGGTTGTTGTGATGGACGACGGCTTGTTCGGTTTCGTCGGCCACCCCGCGCGTCGCCGCCATCAGGCGGTCCATGTCGGACGGGGCTTCGGCGCCGAGCGCGGCGTAGCTGGTGACCGACTTGTCGACCGACGCGGTGACCCGATCCTGTTGCTGCTGGACGCCCGCTTCGGCGGTCTGCAGGCGCGCGGCATCGCCGACCGCCTGGTTGACGGCGGTGGTGAAGCTCGAGAAGTCGGCGTCGAGGCGACCGGTGAGCGGCATTGGGTTACTCGGTCTCGGCGAACTCCGGTGCGGGCGGCGGCAGCATCATCGCGCGGAGCAACTCGTAGTCATCGACGTCTAAGTCGCGGACCCAATCAACACGCCAGCCGCAACGGACGGCGAGGGTGAGGTCGGTGAGAGCGGCGGCGCGCCACCGGGGGTCGTTTTTTTTTCCGCGCGGGCCGCGTCCTGCCGCTCGACGTGCGCTTGGATGGCGTCGAGAATCTCCTGGTAGCTGTCGGGGTCGAGCCGGTCGAGGATGGCGGTAAGGTCATCGACGGAGATGCCCGTGATCTCGATCTTCGCGCCGCTGTCGTCGCGGGCGGACCAGTCCACGAGAAACGCCGTCACCAGCGCGAGGCCATGTTGGAAGACGTTGACCGTCGCTTTGCCCTCCGCGTTGATCAGGTACTTGCGCGCGAAGTAGACGCGCTGCTCGCCGGCACTGAGCCGGTTCCGGACGCGAATCGTTTCGCCATCGCTTAAGGGCAGCGTCGTCAGGTCAGGTCGGAGAAACCGAATCATCAGGGTCCTTTCATCGCACGGGGCGGCCGAGCGTCGCCTGCAGCGTCGTGTCGCTGACCTGAATCGACTGCGGCTCCAGCGGCCAGTGCCAGTAGCCGCCGGCGCGCGGCGCCGAGAAGTGCAGCGGGCGCTGCCGGAGGGCGAACTTGTTGGTGACGCGGCTGAAGGTCGCGGTCAACGTCCAGCGCGCATCGTGGGTGCGATCCGGCCGGTGATGCCGGATCGTCCACGCCCGCAGTTCGGCGGCCGGCACATACTCGCCCCAGAGAATCGTACCGGTGGTGCCGAACAGCCGGATCGACTGGAACATCGCGCGTCAGGAACCCGTCGGCCCGGTCCACGGTCCGGCGGCGCGGAAGTTCCCGGCGACCTTCGGCGCTTTCATGCTGCAGTCGATGCTCGCATCGAGATAGGCCAGCCCCGAGAACAGGAACGTCGGTTCGTTGGCGTTCATCATCAGCTCGAGCAGCCCCGGCGTCGTCGCCTTGGCCGCGTCGAACAGGGCGGTTTCGGACGAATTCCAGAAGCCGCCGACCCCGCCCGCGACGTCCATCATGCCGGGCACGTAGACCTTGTTGGGGTCCCCGTAGCAGCTGACGTCTTCGTACTCGGTTTTGAAGTCCGCCTTCCAGGTGTTCAGCGACACGATCTCGACGGTGGGCGCCACCCCGGTGTCGCTGTAGCTGATCTTGCCGTAGCGTCCGCTCAGAATCGGCATAGCTCTACGCTCCTCGTGAAAACATGACGCGGTAATGGCCGCCGCGGTGGTTCCAGCGAATCGAGGCGTCGACGGCATCGACTTCCGTCTGGCGCAGCCGCTGTTCCCGGTGGATGGTCATCCAGCTGTAGCCGCTGACCGTCAACGGCTGGTCTTCGAGCAGCGCGTGAATCCGCGCCGCCGCCGCCTTGGCGTTGCTGCCGCCGTTGGGCGTCTTCAGTTCGCGAAAGGTCACCGCATAGAGCGCGTCCTCGTACGCGCATTGGCCGAATTCTTCTTCGTCGCGCTCATCGACGAGCGACACGATCACGAACGCCTTCGACCCGGCCGGCGCCTCGTCAAACCACACGCCTTGCGGCGCGAGCGCCTGCAGCGTGGCGTCGCCGCTGAGCGTGGCGAGGATCGCCGCGTCGATGTCGGAGGCATCAGGCAGCATCGGTGTAGGACCCCGTGACGCGGAGGCCGGCGTATTCGAGCAGGCGCTTGAGGGCCTCGCCCATGATCGCGCGGTAGCGGATCATCGTTTTGACGAAGTGGTGCGTCGGCGGCATCCGGCCGACGTACTTCCCGTTGCGCCAGTGCCGCGCCTCCGAACCGTTGTCGTACAACCACGCGATCGGCGAGCCGCTGATGACTTCGGCGCCGGTCCACGTCGGCCCGTTGCTGCGGCGCACCGACACGCGCCCCTTGAGTTGCCCGGGCGGAAACCACCTACTTTTGCGGAACCGTCCCGGATGCAGCCCGGTCTCGCGCACCGGGTACCCGTCGCGCACCGCGTCGGCCGCCTCGTCGGCGATGCCCTGCACGATGTCGACGGCGTCACCGGCCAGATCCGCCGGCAACTTCAGGAGCTGTTGTTTCAGCTCCTCGAGGCCCTCGAAGCGGAAGCGCAGACTCACGGCACGATCTCCACGATGCCGACCACGAGCTCGCGGCAGCGCCCGTCGACGTTGACCGCGCCGACGACGCTCGCGGTGTGCGCGCGTCCGGCCGGGTCGGTCCACGACAGGACCGTCGTGGTGTCGACGCCCGGGTGGAACGGCATGAACACCAACTGACTCGCCTGCGCCAGCACGGTGCCGGCGGCCAGGCGCTCGAGATCCGCCGTGGTCGCCGGTCGGATCTCCGCCGAGACGATCGGCGGATCGAGCGCCGCCGGCGGCACGGTGTAGCCGCCATCGCCATCGGGGACGGGCGCCCCACCGGGACCGACGAGCGACACGCGCTGCACGCGCGCGCTGATCGCCGTCTGCACGCCAATCAGCCCCATTACGTCAACCAGATCAGCCGATGCGGCGCGATCGCCTCCTCATAGCCGTACGGCACCAGCGTGGCCGCATCGGTACTCGCGAGGTCGCGCCCGAGCGTGGCGAAGTGCGCCGTTAACAGGCCGACGGCGTGATAGAGCAGCGGCGCCTCGGCCTTCAGCGCATCGACCGACGGCCAGCCGGCGACGATCCGGTACGTGCCAGCGACCGGCGGCGTGCTCCACTCGAGGACCAGCGTGCCGGCGATCACGGTGGCCGTGATGACGCGGCCCTGCGGGTCCGTCATCGACTGCACGGGCGCCGCCTGCCACGGCAGCGGCAGTTGCATCGGCGCCGCCTCCGGCTCCCAGTACCACGTGACATCGCGCGTCTGCGTCAGCAACGCGAGGCCGGTGTCCTGCTCGACCTTGTTCCGCGCCGCGGCGATGAAACTCGCCATCAGGTCGTCGCGCGGATCGCCGTCCGGCCAGTCGAGGCCGGCGCGCAACTTCCCCTCCGCGATCGTCAGCGGTTCCTCCGCGGGCCCGTCGACCAGCACGGAGGCGACCGCCGCCGGCTGTGCCCACGGCGGGCGGACGAACGAACTGGCGGCGGCGCGCGGCTCGGTCATGCGCGCTTCTTCCGGCGGTACGTCGCCGTCGTGACCTCGCCTGGTTGCAGTGTCACGACCGGCGGCGCGGCGATCGCCGGCCGCGCCGCCTCGAGTTGGGCATCGCGCATCGGCAGCTGCACGATCACGATCCGGCGGCCGACCGCGTCCGGACTCGTGCACGTCGTATGCGGCGCATCGTCCACCGGGCACGGGCCAGGGTCCGGCCACCAGAGGCTCATGGCGTCTCCGTGTCCTCACGTCGGACGGCCCGCTCGTTCGACCAGCCCGGCGCGAGCTCCTGATCGCCCGCCTCGACCGGCGGCGGCGGCGCCTCGCCGACGGTGTCCGTCGTGTTACTCCAGCCGGGCGCCGGCGGCGCCGGCGCCTCGACCGTCTCACCAGTCTCGTCAGTCATGGGGTCACGCTTTCCCGCCGGCCCACGCCGTGCTCGTCCAGTGTTGGTACGAGCCGTCGCGCAGGACGACGTATTGCCCGGGGGTCCACGCCGTCGCCGGCGTGGCGGTGATGCCGGTCATCGCGAGCGGCAGCTGCGCGCCGGCCGGCGTGAAGCTGCCCGGGATGCCGGCAAGCGCGCCGGTCGCCGCGGCGCCGGCGTTGCTGAAGCCGGGCGGCGGGAAGGTCGGCGTCTGCTCGGTGGGCGTCGGGACGGTCGGGCCGGGCGGCTGATTGCTCCAGCCCGGCACCGACATATCGACCGCCTGGACGTCGACAGCAGCGGTCATCAGTTGAGGCCCGTCACTTTGCCGAACGCGCCGGGGCGATAGCAGGCCAGCGCGAGCCGTTCCTCGGCGCGGATCGCCACCAGGTTCTTGACGAAATAATCCTGGTGCGAATTTGAAGCCGCCACGCGGATGCCGCCCTTGCGGAACACCTGCGCCTGCGAGTTGTACGCGCCGACCAAGGCCGTGCCCAACACGATCGACGGCGTCGGCGCCACGGGCAGACCCCACAGCGTCGGCGTCGGCAGCGGCGAGAACGGGCCGCCGCCGTAGTACTGGCCGTTGTTGTCCTTGCTCGTCTGGATCGTGAACCAGTTCGTCGGGTTCATCACGACGCCTTCCGGGTAGACGAAGGCGGTGGTGGCGATCGCGGTGATCTGGCGCAGGATGGCGTCGGCGTTGGTCTCGGGCGGCGTCGCGCCGGCGTTGCGCGCGACGGCGGTCGCGAGGCCGGAGCGATTCATCAGGCCGAGGATGTTCGGCGGCGTGCCGTTGCCGTTGAGGAGTTGGTCTTCCTCGGCCAGCTGCACACCGAGCGTGAGGCGCGCGTCGATGTAGGCCGCGATCGCCGGCTCGTCCTCGAGGAGCTCCTCAGTCACCGGCAGCCAGTGCGCGATCTTCTGCACCGGATCGGTCCGCTGATCGAACACGAGCGCGCTTTCCGGTTTCGCCGCCCCTTCCGCCACGGGTGCGGCGGCGTTGGTGAACGTCGTCTCGACCATGTAGATGATCGCGTTCGAGCCGGTCGTGCCCGACGCGATCAACTGTGCGACGACGAGCCGCTTGAACATCAACGGCTGGATGCCGGGCAGGTACTGCGGGACGACGAGCTTGCCGCCGGACGCGGGGTCCTCGCTCAGCAGCGTGCCGTACATCGACGGCGCCGGCTCGTAGCACTCGATCGCCGGCGACGTCCAGGCGTTCGATCCCCGGTGCGCGCCGCTCTTGATGAAGTCGCGGAAGTCGGGCGACTGCGTGAACTGCTGGCCGATGCTGCGCCGCTCGAAGGGCGCCGCACCGAGGGAGAACGGCCGCGCCGGTCCGCCGGTGCCGGTCAGTTTGTCGAGCCGCGCGATCAGGTCCGCGTCGCCCTTGGCGGCGTCGATGCGTTTCTGAATCGCTTCGGCCTCCGCGAGCGCAGCGCCGATCTTCTGTTTCTCCTCGTCGGTCATCAGCCGGCCGGTGGTCTTCGTACCGTCGGCGTTGACCACCACATGCGCCTCGCAGGCGCGCGTCGTCTCGGCGATCAGGCCCGCGGCTTTTTCCTTCGCGGCGCGCAGGTCGCGTTCGAGTTGCAGGATGTTCATTGCAGCCCCTTCAAGGCGAGCGCGAGCACCCGCTGCTCGTACTCGACAAACGAGGGATCGCGCACGGCGCGTGACTCCTGAGACGTGGCCGCGATCGGCGGCTCCTGGCCTGTGGTCACGGACGGTGCAACGACCGCCACACGCGTGCCGGCGCCCGTCGGCGCTTTCGTCACGCGGGCGAGTGTCTCTTCGAGCGGCGCGATGCGGTCGATGAGTCCCGCCTCGAGCGCCGCCTCAGCTCCCAACGCGCGGCCTTCGCCGAAGCCGGCACGCACCGCCGCCGGCTTGACACCGCGCCCCACGGCCACGTCGCCAACGAAGCGGCCGTACGCGCCGTCGATTAAGTCCTGGACATGCGCGCGCGCCTCCGGTGTCAGCGGTCCGCCGCCGGCGCCTTCGCCCTTGTATTTCCCGGCGCTGATCACTTCGCGCTTGATCCCCAGTTTGTCGAGCGCCGCGGTGATGTCGTCGTGGAGCGTCAGCACGCCGATCGATCCGACCAGCGACGACGGCGACGCCACGATCTCGGTGGCGCCGGCCATCGCCCAGTACGCCGCGCTGGCGAGCAGATGATTGCCCGACGCGATGATCGTCTTTTGCGTGCGGGCCTTGAGCACTTCGCGCGAGAACTCGGTGGCGCCGGCGACGTTGCCGCCCGGGCTGTCGACGTCGAAGACGATCGTTTTCACCGCGGGATCGGCCATCGCGGCGTGGAGCTGCTCCGTCAAGCCCTCGAACGTCGCGCCGCCGGAGACGTCCGAGAACAGATTCATGCGCGGCGCGATGACACCGTGCAGCGGAATCACCGCCACCAGGCCGCCCTCGGAGGTGACCGGGACGCTCTGCGTCGCCCGCGCGGCGCGGGCAGCCGCGATCGCGGCCTCGTCGGGATCGTCACCCGCCAGCCGACGCGCGAGAATGCCCGCGATCAGACTGCCCATCGCCGGCGTGATCGCCCACGGATGCTCGAGCGCGAACGCGATCAGGTGATCGTACCGACTCGGATTACGGGGCATACGGCACCTCGCGGGAAGGCAGGTCGCGATCGACGGCGAACGGGTCGCGGCGTTCGACGAGCATCACGTAGGTCTGATCGGTGACGCGCGCCGCATACTCGAGCGCGCCGGCACGACCGAGCAGCGGCGCGAGATCGGCGGCGAGCTCGCTGGTGCAGCGGGCGTGGTTCAGGCTGTCCGCCCGCGCGTCGATTGCGACCTTCTGCAGCCGCGCCGCCTGGCGCGCGAGCGCCGCGCGCACGACCGGCTCGACCTGCGCCGCCGCCGCGGGGTCGGGCGGCGGCGTGCCGCCGCCGGCGTCCACCGACGCGCCGGTACTCGGGCCGCCCTGCTGCGCCGCCAACTGATCGGCGGTCGGGTCATCGGTCATGCGCGGCAGGTTCAGTCGCGCGCGCGCTTCGTTCGCGGTCATGAACGGCCGGCCCACCGCGACCCGCAAGCCGTTGGTCTGCTCCTCGAACGAGCCTTTGAGTTTTTCCGCCACGTTGAACTCCACGTACACGTCGGCGCTCTCGGCCGCTTCCGGCAGCAGGAACTTCTCAATGCCTTGCTCGATGTGCGTGAACCACGGCCCGAGGCAGTCCGTGAGCATTTGCTTGTGCTGTTCCTTGATGTTCGAGAAGGTCGCGTGATCGAGAATGCCAACCATCGGCAGCGGGATCTGATACAGCGCGGCGACTTCCTCCGCGCTGAACTTGCGCGCCGGGATGTACTCGGAGTCCTTCGCCGAGAACCCCATCGGCTGAAAGGTCATCCCCTCCTCGAGCACGAGCACGCCGCCGGTGCCCTGCGGCCCGCTATGACGCGCCTGGAGCTGCTCGCGGAAGGATTGTTTCTGCGGCGGCGTCCATTTCGGCGCCTCGCGCGGCCGCTGGATCACGCCGTCGATCCGCGTGCCGTTCTGCCAGTAGCGTCGGCGCGACTCGTTCGCGGCCAGGTCCTCCTCGAGCGTCAGGCGCAGCGACTCGAGCAGCGACAACCCGCACTTGGGATCGATCGGGTTGTAGGTGCCGAAGGGCACGACGTCGCTCGTCGGCAGCGGCACGGGCCCGCCGCCGACGGTCCACACGAAGGCGGTCGGGAGCAAGCCGCCATACACGGTGATCTCCTGCGGCGGCAGGCGCACGAGCGACAGCCGCCCGCCGCTCTGCCGATCCTTCAGCCAGTACGCCTGGCCGTAGAGCGCGAGATCGGCCATCAACGCCTCGATCAGGCGGTAGGCGGTCATCGCCGGATTCGGGTTCGCGAGCCACTGCGCGAGCGGGTGATCGCTCACCCGCTGGCGGTCGGTGTCGCTGACCCGTCGAAAGACGTGCAGGCCCACTTGCGCGGCGTTGCGGGCGAGGAAGTCCACGCACTTCCGCACGTTGATTTGCGTCGCGTAGATCGCGGCGTAGGCGGCCGACAGCATCCAGGTCGACGTCGCCGCCGCGTAGTACGGCGTCCCGCCGTAGGGCGGCCGCGTCGGGTCGCCGCGCACGACCTGATAACCGCCGCCCGCCACCGGGACGATCGCCATCAGGACTCCACCACGAGAAACGCGACGTTGGAGCGATGCACGAGGGCCTCGGCGCCGGCGATCGCCGTCTTCTGGCCGTCCGCCGAGAGCGTCGACGGCTGGCGCAGCACGAGCCACGGCCCGCGCGTGCGCCACAGCACACCGTGCAAGCCGACGCCCGGATCGTCTTTCAGACTGATCACCACGGTCCGCAGGAGGCAGGGCGGTCGCCACCACATCAGCGCGCGCCACCACCTCATGTGCCCGTCAGTGTCGGGCAAACGCCCGCCGAGGGAATTTTCGGTGTCGGTTATTCGTCCGCAGCGTCGTCGGTCAACTCGCGCGACAGGCCCCGGCGCAGGAGTTCCGCGACGCTAATGCCCTCGCGCTGGGCCCGCTGATAGGCGCGATCGTAGTCGGCGGGTGTGACCCGCACTTGCACGCGCGCCGGGTGCTGTCCAGGCGCCAACGGCGGACGGCCGGGCCGGCGAGGATCTCCCATGGGCGCACCCTCCCTACGCGATGACCAGATCCGGATCCTCGGCGGGTTGCTCGGGCAGCTGCGCGATCCGTCGCGCGTTCGCCATGACGAGCGCCACCGCGCCGTCGATCTTGTCTTTCGACGCGTTCTTGTCGAGCCGGATCTCTTTGTTGCGGCCACTGCGCACGACGCTGTTGTCCATCATCCACGACAGGATCAGGTTGTTGCCGTGCGCCAGCGCGACGTCGGCGATCAGTTTTTGCGTCGACTTGATCGCCTCGTTCAAATAGAAGCCCTGCGGCGTGTCGACCATCGTGAGGCCGGCGCCCTGCAGGTGCAGCGCGAGCTGCTGCGCGAAGCGTTTGTCGTATGCGATCTCGAGCACGCCGTCCTCGCGCGCGTCCGCCTCGATCGTCTCCTCGATCAGGTCGAGATCGGTGGTGTCGCCCTCGGTCACGGTCAGCAGGCCGGCGCGCTCCCACTCGGCGTACGGCCGATCGGGATACTTCGTCAAGGCGATCCGCGGCAGCCAGAACCGCATCGCGACCACGCAGTACTCGGGCAGCTCCCAGAGGCGCGCCCAGGCCGCGAAGTCGTCGGTCTGGCCGAGGTCGAGCCCGCCGTAGCAGCGCGCCGCGATCAGATCTTCCGGCGTCCAGGTCAACGTCGCGCACTGCCGCCACTTCGCCATCTCCCAGGCCGAGACGTGCGCCTGCGTCCAGACGCAGAAGTTGAGGCGCAGCACCGTGTTGGTCTCGCTCGGAATGTGGCGCGCGTTGGTGACCTGGCGATCGAGGTACTCCTGCTGAATCACGATGCCGAGGTTCGGATTCGCTTTGACGTGGCACGCGCGATCGGTCAGCGGATCGTCGCCCTCGTCCAGCGCGCACACGTACGCGAACAGGCGATCGTCCTCGACCAGGCCCTCGAGCATTTTCCGCGCGTGCTCGTGGTGCTGCCAGCAGATCGACGTCCGATCGAATCCGGCGTTGGTGATGCCGAGCGAGAGCGGCTGCCGCCGGCGCTTCGTGCCGGCGCGCATCTTGTTGACGACGACGGCGTCCGCGTATTCGTGCTCCTCGTCGAAGATGACCATGTGCGGGCGCGGGCCCGACTTGCTGCGCTTGTCCTTCGAGAGCGGGCGGAACCACGAGAAGGTCGCCGGACAGGCGAGGTTGTCCTTGCCCCGTTTGATCAGCTCGGACAGATCGGGCGAGGCCTCGACCATGCGATCGGCGTCGAGCCAGCAGATCCGCGCCTGGTCGATGTTCGAGGCCACGCTGTAGATTTCCGCCGCCTGTTCGCCGTCCATCGTCAGGCCGTAGAGGCCGATGCCGGCGGCGAGCGGCGTCTTACTGTTGCCTTTGCCCTCCTCCACGTACGCCTCGCGGAAGCGGCGATAGCCGTCGGGCATTTTCCAACCGAAGAGCGATCCGACGATGAACGTGTTCGCCGGCGTCAGGTCGAACGGGATCGGCTCGCCGTCGGCGTCGAGCGTGTCGGGCAGGCGCAGCAGCTGCTCGAAGAACGTGATGATGTGATTCGCGGCGGCCTCGTAGAAAAAGAACCCGCGCGGGTGGCCGCTCTTGCGCGCCGCGCGCTGCCGATCCGCGAGATGCCGTGCGCAGGCAAGGCGCACGTACGGGCCGGCGACGATCCGCCCACTGTCGACGGCGAGTGCGTACCGATCGACGCGATGGCGGAACGTCACGCGCGCACCTCGGGCGGAAACGGCAACCGCTGATTGCCGGCGAGCCAGCGGTTGTACCGAATCGCCGGGCCGCGCGTGAAATGTAGCCGCGGCGCCGTCTTCTGCGCCGGCGTGCGGAACACCTGCAGGCAGCGACAGGCGCACGAGTCGCCAACGCGCACCAGCCAGGCGCGCTCGAGCACGCACGCCGAATCGCTGGCGATCCACATCGTGTGAAACCAGATCAGCCGCTCGCGCGCGCAGTAGGCGGCGCCGCGGATCAGCGCGTTCTTCATCTGCTGGTTGATGCCCAGGTACGGCGGGTCGAGGATCACCACGTCGAACGCGTCCTGGCGAAACGGCGGCAGCCAGGCATCGCCGAGCACGTGCGGCCGCGTGGTCGAGTCGATGTCGAGCCGCACGCCCCACCGCGACAGCCCGCCGAACAACTGCAGGACGCGCTTGCCCTCGGTGAGCTGGCGCAGGTGCCGATCGACCGCCGGCGGAAACTTCCAGCCGTTCGATCGCCCCTGGCGGGCGTTGCCGCACCACAGCACGTCAACGGGAACGCGCGGCATGATTCGCAGGCCACCCACACCGCGCGCAGAGTCGGATCATCACTTCACCGGGATCGGCCGCCGCAGTTCCGAGGCCTGGCGCTGCAGGCGCGCCAGCGTCGTCTCGGTTTCGCCGGCGGCGGGCAGTGGGCCGGCGGCGGTCACGCGCGACCGGCTCGAGGGCGTCAGGCCGAGCTCCGGCCAGAGTTTCTGGCAGCCGGCCAGTGCCTTCGTCGCGATCGCGAGATAGGGATTCTGCATCGGGTACCCGCTCGGCGCCTGCACCACCATGCCCGACGCTTTCACGCGGGCGATCGCGTCGAGGTACCGACTCCACTCCAGGCAGAGCGCGACGAGCGCCGTCCGATCGGCTTCGGTGACCTGCCGCGCGACGCGCAGCATGGGCGCCAGGCGCCGCCACTCCGCGGCCGCGATCGCGTCGTTCTCGAGTTCGGGCGGCGGCTGGTCGAAGGCCTCGGACGGCGGCGGCGGTTTCGGTTCGTCCCGATTCAGCCGGCGTTTGCCCGGGTTCCCTTCGAGCCGTTTCTGGTCGGTCGGTTTTGGCTTGCGACCGCGCATACATCGCGGCGCGCTCCCTTCTTCGATCTCGTCGACGGTGTGGCGATCGGTGTCGCCTTCTGGCCGGTGAACGCTTCCCAGCGGTCAATCGCCAGCTGGCAGTAGGTCGGCGCGATCTCCATCGCAAAGCAGCGCGCGCCGTGTTGTTCGGCGGCGATGATCGTGCTGCCCGATCCGCCGAACGGCTCGAGCACGAGTTCGCCGGCGCCAAGGTAGTGCTGAAAGAAGGCGAGCGGCAACGCGACCGGGAACGCCGCCGGATGCGCCTTCATCGATCGCCGCGTGAGGTTCGACTGCACGCCGGTCCGCTGCTCGCCGGCCGGCAGATCGACCGTCGCCTGCGCCTGGCTCATCGAGAACACGTCATGCTCGAGCGCGTGATCGTGCGCCGGCTGCGACGCGCCCACGGCGAGCTCGTCGCTCGTGCCCATGACGAACAGCATCTCATGCGTGTAGTTCGAGGTCAGACTGCGCAGGCGCGGGTTGACCCGCGTCGCGTGGAAGGTCGGCACCGGCACGCCGACTTTGTGCCAGACGAACTGACGCAGGAACGTCAGCCCGCAGGCCTCGAGCATGAGCACGTGGCGGTGCGGCGCGGTTTTCGGACTGACCCCGACGTTCCACACGAACGCGCGCCCCCTGGCCAGGTGCGCCGCCCAGGCGCGCACCAGCCCCTCGAGCCAGCCGAAGTACTCGGCCAGCGCCAGCGGCGAGTCGTCGTGCGTGTCGTACTTCACGCCGACGTTGTAGGGCGGCGAGGTGAACAGCCCATCGGCCCGTGGCGCGTCGCGGGTGAGGCGGTCGACGTCGGCGGCGGACGCACTGTCGCCGCAGAGCACGCGATGACCGCCGAGCGCGAAGAGGTCGCCCGGCTTGATCGTCGTCGCGCGCAGCGCCGGCAGCGCGTCGGGATCGGTCAGCCCGGGCTTGTGGGTCGCGCGCATCATCGCGGCCAGTTCTTTGTCGAAAAAGAACGGCTTGAGATCGAGGCCGCCCTGCAGGTCGGCGGCGAGCTGCTCGAGGTTCCACGTCGAGAGTTCGCCCGATCGGTTGTCGTACAGCGCGAGCGCGCGCTTTTGCTCGTCGGTCAGGCCGGCGCGGCGCACCGCGATCAGTTCGTCGCCGGCGGCGTCGATGACGCGGACGGTGTGAATGCCGGCGTCGGCGGCGGCCGCGTGCACGCCGTTGCCGGCGAGGACGACGTTGTGTTCATCGATCACGATCGACCGCGCGGCCCCGACTTTTTGCAGGGCTTCTCGCACCATGCCGAGGTTGCGCGGGTTGTGCGTACGGCGATTGTGCGGATCGGCCTGCAGGTCGCTGAGCGCCAGCGTGCCGGCCGGCGGCGTCGGCGTTCGCGCCCGGGCGGGTTTCATGCCGCCTTCACTTTCTCCGCGCGCGCGCCGGTGAACGCCTCCCAGCGGTCGATCGCCATCTGCACGTACTGCGGCTCGAGCTCCATCGCCAACCCCGCGACGCGGTACTGCTCGGCCGCAATCAGCGACGTCCCTGATCCCAGGAAGGGGTCATAGAGGGCGTGAATGTTCAGATGGTTGCGCAGCGGCCGCGCCATGCACTCGACCGGCTTCTGCGTCCCGTGGCCGTGCCCGGCATCATCACGCGCCGGAATCGGCCAGAGAGTCGACTGCGTCCGATCGGGCGAGCGGTTGCCTTCGTGACCTGCGCGCACGGCATACCAACAGCCCTCGTGCTGCCAGTGGTAGTCGCCGCGGCCCAGCACCAACCGATCCTTGGCCCAGATGATCTCGGCGCGAATCACGAACTCGGCCTGCTCGAGCGAGTCGTGAACGACGCTCGAGAACAACCCGGAGTGCCACACACATAGGCGATGTGACCAGGGAACAAGCGCCACGCCGGCGTCCAATCAGCCCGCTGATCGTTGGCGACGGCTCCCATCTTCTGGCGGTTCTTGTTGAGGCCGGCCCTCGCCCGCCACGCCGGGTCGTACTGCACGCCGTACGGCGGATCGGTGATCATCAGCGTTGGCGTTCGGCCGGCCAGGAGGCGCGCGACATCCTCCGTCTTCGTGCTATCGCCGCAGAGGAGCCGATGATCGCCGAGGACGAAGAGATCGCCGCGCTGGATCGTGGTCGATCGCAGCGGCGGCACCGCGTTCGGGTCGGTCAATCCCGCTTTCGCGTCCGGCACGCCGATCAGTTGGTGGAGTTCGACCGCGCTCCAGAACTGCGCGAGGTCCACGCCCTCGAGGTGCGCCGCGCGCACGGCGTCGGCGTCCCAGATCGCGAGTTCGCTGGTGCGGTTGTCGGCGATGGTCAGCGCGCGCTTTTGCGCCGGCGTCAGGTTGCGGCGGCGCACGGCGATCACGGCGTCGCCGGCGGCGTCGACCACCTGCACGCGCGCGAGGCCCGCCAGCGCGGCCGCGTCGATGACGCCGTTGCCCGCAAGAATCGTGTTGGTCTCGTCAATCACGATGGACCGCGCCGCCCCGAAGGCCTTCAGCGAGTCCGCGATCAACTGCGCGCCGCGATCGGTGCGCCGCCGCGGATTCTGCGCGTCGCGGGTCAGCGCCGCGAGCGGCAACACCTCCCCCCTGCGTAATTTCGCGGCTGGGGAAAATTGCCGCCAAATGGTTTCCCGCGCCCGGGCGCCCTGGCGATTTTGAGACCGGCCACCCGGCGTCGACGCGATCGCCGCGGCGGCGGCGCGCGGCCGCGCGGATCGTTTTGGCCAGTTTGGATCTGAAGTCTTTTTCGGCGATCGATCCGCTTCGTCAACGCGTGCGATCGCGACCGCGTCGCGCTTCCTCGGCGGTCTTCTGGTCGCTGCACCGGCGGCAGAGGGGTTGTTCGTTGGTTTCGTCATCGGTTCCGCCTTCGGCGAGCGGCACGATGTGATCGCGGATCGTCGCCAGCGTCCAACGACCCGCGTCGCGACAGATCCGACACCACGGTTCGCGCGTGAAGAGGATCGCGCGTCGTCGTTGCAGCGCGCGCCCGCGCACGCGTGGCGGCCGTGGCTGCGCGTCCCAGCTCGAGGTGGCCGGTGGGTGTTGGGTGCAGTGAATCCGCCCGCACGTCCGACAAGGTCGAGGGGGTGCGCACGGCATCAGCCTCGCAACCGCGCGCGGATCTGCGCGCTGGTCTGGTGGCAGAACTCGCAGGCGACGAACTCCTGCCCACCGGCCCGCATGACGATCATGCGGTGGGTTTGGTACTTGCTCTGCGGACAGCGGTCGCGCAGGTGCGGGTGGCGGTGCCGATGCGGGTCGACGTTCGGCCGCGCGTTGCAGCCCGGCCCGCCGCGCTGCATGTCCGTCTCGTCAATCGCCTGCTGCCAGCGCCGCCACGCCGCCGTTCCCGGTTTCGGTGTCGTGGTCATCGCCGGCTCGCCGTCGTCCGCTCCGACTCGATCAGCTTCGTGATCGCTTTCAGGAGATCCACGATCGCGACGATCAACCGCTCGTCCATCAGCGCCTCCTCGGTGCACGTCGCGCACGCGGTCGGTCGGGCACGTCAATCGCGATCTGCAGCTTCGCGCCGTTGGTGAGCACCAGCACCTGATGCCCGGGAAAGACGTACCGCAGTTGATCGTGAATCGTGACCCGGTCGTGGTCACTCAGCGTCGACGGATGCTCGACCACGATGATGTCGCCGGGCTCGACGTGCGTCCGCAGCACGCGCGGCAACAGGATATGGCGGTGCGGATCAGACGGCTTACCCATTGAGTTCTCGTTGCGCCGCCGAACGCGCTTCCGTCAGGCGCGCCATGCTGTCGTGGGAGCCGCCGGCGTCGGGATGCGCCGTCCGCGCGCGCTCGCGGAACGCCTCCTCGACCATCGCGCGGGTGACCGCCGCGCCGGCGGCGAACCCGAGGACGAGTCGCCAATCGTGCGAGGCCTGCGGCGGCAACGCCGCATACCCGGCGAACGCCTGCTCGAGCGTGCCGACGCCGTAGCGATCGATGCGGCGCAAGGCGTCGATGTGCTGCGCGATCGCCGCGATGTTGTCAGCGACGCGATCCCACCGATCGCAGGCGAGGCAGCGCGGCTGCCCCTTCAGCTGGAAGTACACGGCCGCGCCCGGATCGCGCGGCTCGCTCTGGCCCGATCGCGGCAAGCCGTCGAGGCGCACTTCGACGTTCGTGCTCAGGAGCTCGCGCGTCGCGCCCAGGCGGCCGAGTTCGCCTGACAACCGCTTGAGCGCGTCGGCGACCGTCAGGGCGCGCGTCTGGCGCCGCGTGACGAGGCCACTGGCGCCCTCCTGCGTGATCGTGTGGGAGGCCGCAAAGGCGGCGCGCCGGCGCTGGGGCGCGGGTGTGCGCGCCCACCCGAGCGGCCAGGCCAGCGGGTAGCGGGTCGCGTTATCGGCGCCGATCGTCATGCGGTCCTTTCCGCCACTCTTTCGCGAGCGCGCGCGCCTGCCGCAGCAGCCGCGTGATCCGCCGCGCTTGCCGCGGCGTGATCGATGGTTCGGTGAGTCGCAGGCTGGTCAACAACACCAACGTATCCCGCATGTACCGCCGCACCGCCGGATCGTGGGTGGTCAGCACTACGACGCCGGCGCCTCGTCGCCGTGGGTGTCATCGCCGCCGGCGTCGGTGTCGCCGCCGCCCTCCTCGGTCGTCGGCTTCACGCGCACTTTGACGTCCTCCTCGCCCGGCAGCAGCGTGATCTCGACGCCGTCGCGGTGATAGTGCGCCTTCCCGTACTTGTGCATGAGCGCCATGGTCCGCGACTTCAGCTCAACCTCCTCGCGGTTCAGCGCCTGGCGCCGATCCCGAATGTCGGCGTAGTCGAGCGCGACCTGCTCGAGGTCGCCGATCTTCCGGTCGTCCATGCCCGGCAGGTTCCGCGATCGTGGCTGGCGCGGCGGCGCCGCGGTGCGAGGCGTCCGTTTGCGTCCCTTCGGATAACCGTCGGCCATCGTGATCTACCTCCTCCTCGAACAGTGAGAGCGTCGTCTCGACGCCGGCGCTCGGCTCGAGGCGAATATCGACGTGCGGCACGTCGGACTCGGCGGCGTACCGCTTACGCGCGACGAGATCCACAATTTGCGCGTCGTCGCGGTAAAGCACGCCCGCGAGCGCGTCCTGGACACTGCGGATCAACTTGTCGAGATCAGGTTTCTTGACGTGCGCCACAACGCGCCGCGGGAGACTCACCGGCCGCGGCAAATAGAACACGACGCCGAGGCGCACGCCGTCGCGCCACTGGCCGCGCTCGATCACCGGTCGCTGCAGCAGCTCGTGGTGCGCCACGTCGGCGACGAGCTGCTGCCACGTCTTCAGGTTCTTGTTCGTGTCGGTGATGATCGGCCGCGTCCAGCCTTTCGGCACAAAGGCCCGCTTGCTGCCGGCCTGCTGCGCGATCCCGTTGACCCGGAATTGAAGAATCACTGGTGCCCCTGCGCGCGCGCGTGGTCGTCGAGTAGCTCGCGCGCCTGTTCGAGGGCGCGGAAGAACCGATCGCGATCGTCACCGTCCCATGCGATCACCAGCTCGCGCAGCAGCGCCGCCATTCTTTCCGGGTTGCGGATCGCGAACCGACGCGGCGGCGCGTCCGGCATCACACGTCGTCCTCGGGCGGGTGATCGTCGTCGATGACCGCCGCGCCGATCTGCTGACAGATCTGGCCGAACCGTACGAGGTCGGTCGGCGTCCAGAAGACCTGATAGGTCACGGTGAACGCGCCGGACACGCCAATCGCGATATCGAGCAACTTGCAGCCCTGCGGCACGAGGCCCGCTGCCATCAGTGGTTCGTGAAACGCCCGGACATCGACGACGCGGACGATGCGCTTCGTCATGAGACGTCCTCGGGTTCGTACGCGCCGGGCAGCGGTACCAGCGGATCGAGCCCGTTCGCGATGCGGTACGGATTCACGAGCGCGATGCAGTGGGCGCAGATCGGCTGCCGCGTACCGCGCACCGTGATCGACGGCACGCGATGCGCGTTGAACATGAACAGTTGCCCGCAGCAATAACAATCGCCGAGCACGAACATGACTCCCACGATTTACCCTTCCTCGCCGGGCTCGCGTTCGCCCGCCTGTCGGCGTCGAAAGTCGAGCGGCAGCATATGCGTGAAGCCGCGCAGCGGCGGCGGTGGTGCCGGCGGCGCGGGGTCGAGCGGCAGATCCGGCGGCGCGGGCCCGGCGCAGACGTCGCAGCGCACCTTGACGACGCGCGGCCCGATCTCGATCCGCAGGATCGCCGCGCCCTCGACAAACGGCGCGCCGCAGTAGCCGCAGCGGCCCCGCGTCCGTGCGCGCATCCACGTCACCATGCGTGCCCCAGCCCCAGCCCGATCCGGAGCCGCTCGAGGATCGCGGCCGCGTGCGCGTGGGTGAGCTCCGGCGGCCCCGGTCTATCCGCCGGCGTTCCGTCTCGCAGGACTGGGGCAACGGCGACGAGCGGCCGATTCGACCCGACGAGGCGGAACGCTTGAGTTACCGCCGCCGAGTCGTACGGCAGCCGCAACCGCGCGCAGTCGCACTTGACGGCCTCGGCGAGGTCAGCGATTGTCGAACAGGTTTCGGATCGCAACACGGCCCGGGTGACGATCGCGATCGCGTTCGGGTTTGGTTTCATTTCGAAAACGGTTTTGGCGCGCAGCGCCAAGGTTCTAGATCTTCGAAGTACCCGGAACGTACCGAAAGCCGCCCAAATCTACGTACTAGCTCCGGCCGTCCCTCTTATAGGATCCGGATCCGGATCGCGCGCGCGCGAGTCCTTAAGTTGTCCTCCGCGACTCCGCGCGGATTCCGCGTGGATTCCGCGCGCCTGTCCGCGTGGACTCCGTCGCACTATGGCGCGGACAGCACCTCAACCGTCGCCGTCCCGATCGCGTGCCTTGCGCCGGCGATCCTTCTGCCGCTTCGCCCGCACCTCCGCCGCCGACGGATTGCCGAACTCACCGTAGTCGTGGATCGTGAAGCCGTCGCCGTTGCGCTCCCAGAGGTTCGCCGCCGCGAGCGCCGCCGCCACCGTCAGCGGGTGCTGCACATGGCGGAAGCTCTTCACGACGGCGAGCGGCAGATAGCCGTCCGTCAAATGCTTGTTCGACCACATGAGGCCGACGGCGTACAGGCCGAGCGCGATCGCCGGGCCGTTGCGTCCGAGCTGTTCGCCGGCCTGGAAAATTTTGCGGTGGTCAATCAGTGCGTCGTCGAGCCGGGCCCACATGATCGCTCACGCCAACTTGGTCGTTCTCGTTGGCGGTTTCGCGGCTGCCAACGTCGCGCGCGTCTGCTCGTCGAGCAAGTGCTGCTTGGCGAGTTGCAGCGCGGCGATCTGGTCGTCGAGGCGCGCGATCGCTTTGTCGAGCACGGTCAGTCGTTTCTGTTTCGCCATTCGGGGGATCCTTTCCGGCGGGGTGGTCAGCGCACCCGCAACCCGCGCAGGCAGTCGAGTCGCGTCCGATCGGGGGATCGCCACCAGGCTGCGACGCAATCGCCGATCAGCCAGCACAGTCGACGCAGGGTCAGTCGCATACGGCCCTCCTGCTCGTGGTCGACGCGCGAGCCGCGGACGGCGGCCGGCGACTCACCGTGCAAAAGCATCGGCACCGGGCGAAGACGGCGCGCGCGCTCCCGGGTGGACTCGCCGGCCGCTGTGCGCGGCTCGCACGTCATAGCGGCGTGATCTCCAACGTGAATTTGCCTTTCGGATTCGAGACCGTGTACTTCGCCTTGAGGTCCGCCGGCAGCTCGACGCGCGAGTACTTGCCCCAGTGCCCGGTGATCTGAAAGCGGCCGATCACCGCCGACTCGACCCCGCGCAGGCGCTGCTTGATGTCCGCGTCCAGGTCGTTGAACTCTTTGCCGGCGGCCTTCAGGACTTCGCGCCGCGCGATCGCCGCCTCGAGCTCCGGATCGCTGAGGACCTGCGCGCCTCGCCCGCTGATCGGCGGATTACAGATCGTGCCGTAGAACGGACAGCGGCGGCACTCGATCGGATCGTCGGTGAAGGGTGGCAGCGTGCCGGCGGCGACGTGGTCGAGCACGTGTTCGGCTTTGACGAGAAACGCTTCCATGCGGTCCAGGTGCGGCTCGAGTTCGACCGGCAGCAGGCGCGGAATGCCCGAGCGGTCGAGGAGCAGAAACCCGTACGGCTCGGCGGCGCCGTAGAGGTACGACAGCAGCTGATAGCCGCCCGACGAGGTCCACGGATTCTCGAAGACGTCGGCGAAGGTCTCGAGCTTGTCGACCACGAGCGGCGACCACGCCTTGACTTCGATCGGCGGGTGCGCGCCGGCGATCTCGAGCCGCGCGTCCACCTTGCCGGTGATCGCCGCGCGGCCCTTGTGGTCCTTCAGGACGAATCGCTCTTGCTGGCCGTGGACGACGAACGGCGGATCGGCATCGCGGCCGATGCGTGTCAGGTCGACCAGCAGATCACGCTCGCGATCATCGCCGCGGCGGAACTTCGCGAGGACCTCGGCGTCGAACGGCGGCTGCTGATCAGGCTGCGTGAGTTCGAGCGTCATGCGCCTGCTGCACGCGCGAAACGCTGAGGCATACACCGAGGCGTGCGGCGTGACCGGGCGCCGGCTCGCCGTGAGAAAGCGCTTCCAGGCGACGTTGATGGCTTCAGCGATCACGGTCGGCGTCACGATCGCCTGCCTTGTCTTGCCATGCCGCGCCTCGCCATCCTTGCCCTGCCTCACCGTGCCCCGACATATCGGGCCACGCCTCGCTAGCCTCGCCGGGCCTGAACCGCGCGAAGACTGGCGACGCCGCACCGCACTCGGCCAGGCCTAGCCGCGCTTGGCTAGCCGTGCCGCACCCCCACCTGACTCGCTCGCCCAAGCCTCGCCTAGACTCGCTTGCCTCGCCTAATCGCGCCATGCCCGGCTCGTCCTCGCTCAACCCTGCTCGACCAAGTCGCGCCCGAGCCGCACCTAGCCACGCTTGCCGCGCTGCGCCCAACCGGGCGATGCCAAGGCTCGCCGTGCCGGGCCTGGCCATCCATGCCATGCCCCGTCGTGTCGGACCTGGCCACGCTACCCGGCCGCGCCGGGCGATGCCGCGCCGTGGCGTCCAAGCCGCGCCAAGGCGGG